TGCTGTTATTCCTACTGCATAAGAATTTGAATAAAAAGGATTAGTAAAGACAACATTATAAGTGCCAGTACCAGAAGTAATATCATTTCCACTAAATATTCTATCTGGCATATCTATACTTACAGATAATGCACTAATAACTGGAGTAGAAGATAAATCAAAAGAAGTTAATACTACTCTAAATTTATAATATCTTGCTGTGTAATCACCTACTACAAAGTTTCTAAATGAAGTATAAGTTATATTATCATTTGATAAAGCAATCTCAATATGTGCATTACAGTTAGCAGGAGTATCACCATCAAAGCTAGAACTTGCGTCATCAAAGTTCCCAGTTCTTGCATCAAATAAATCATCTGCATTATCTGAAGTTTGTGTAATAGAAGCAGTTACTCTTGAAGTATAAACTGCACCTATATCTATTGGAGAAGCAAAGATATAATTACCAGTAGAATATAAATCAAAAGAAGTAAGACCAGAATCAAAAAATGAAGATGCAGAATCAAAATTTCCAGTTGCACTATCAAATAATTCTGAAGAATCTAATCTTAATGTTCCGTCAGATACTATTGTTTGAAATTTAGTTCCTGAAAATGTAGGAGATTCAGTTTGTGTAGCAACAGCATTAAAGTTTCCTATTGAAGTTATGTTGGTCGCAATAATTGTTTCATTTGTAGATAAGTTGCCAGATTTATCAACTGCTTTAATTAAATAAGAACCAACTCTTGCAGGTACAGTAATACTAGTTGCTGGTCTTGCAACTTTTTCAACTAAAGAAACTGAATTGCCCCAAGACGCACCACTTGTTAATGTAGAAAATCTAATTGCGTAGTAAGCTAAATCTAAATCTGCAATTTGTGTCCAAGATAAATGAGCATCACTCCCAATAATATTACAAGAAAAATCTTCAACATCAGCAGGTGAAGCAATACCACCAATAATAGTTCTTGATGCAGAAGTATAAGTAGAACCAACTCCTAATGTGTTAAATGCTTTTACTCTTACATTATAAAGAGAACCATCTATTACGTTTAATATTCTTTGAGTTAATCCTTTTCCTTGTGCATGAATAATGTAATCGGTATCTGTACTTAGTTTATATTCTACTTGGTAATAATCTACAAAACTATCTGGTGATGCACCGATTGTTACATCTAAAGCTGTAATAACAACTCCGTCTGAGTATTCTATTAATTGATCGTCTAAACTAACTGAAGCTGGTGCAGATACAGAAAAAACATTAGGAAGTACAGTATCAGGTATTGTTGCTACTTCTGATTTTGATTCCCAAGTATAAAAGTTATCTTGATGTTCTTCTAATCCAAGATTAACTGTGCTGTCAGCATTAATAGATAATGTCATAACTCTAAATGGCTTGGCACTAAAACCTGCTGTGTCGTAAGTTGCTGTAACTATATCGCCTATGGCTAGATTTAATGCTTCAGCAGTTACTGTTACTTCTGCCTTTAAACAATTTCTTGATCTCTTTAATATATTCTCGCAAATTTCTTCAGCTTGATAAGGTGATGTAACATGAGTCATATCAAAACTTCTTTCAAGTAAAGTATTGTTGTCAGCAGATAACATCGTTGCGTGTTGATCTTCTACTGCTAATGCTGAATCGTCATAAGGTGGATATGAAACTGTGTCTGCTTGATAATCTTTATCTGGGTTAGTAAATGTACCTACAACTCTATTATATTTCTCAGATTTGTTTTCACCTTGTAATCTAACTTCGCTTACAACATTATCTTTAGTTAATAATAATTGTGAACTTCCAGTACCTTCAATAATAAGTTTATATGTGCCTTGCGTGTAATTAAATATTGCTCTCATTGGTACAAGCAATTCTCTTACATTATCAATTACTTTTTTCTCACTATCTAAGACTGCGTGTGTTTCAAATAAGTTTATTGTTGTAATAAATTCATTTACTGCTGTGGTATTTGTATGAGATGCGGCAGTAGTAGATAAAGCACCTCTTACGCAACCAGTTAATGTATTTGTAGATATTCCAGTATAAGTAATCTTTTCACTATCTATTAAAATAGTACCACTAGTAGGAAATGAACTAGCACTAGTTAAAACAATAGAAGTTACAGAATTATTTATACTTCCATTTAAAGTAGTTGAAGCACCAGTATAAGGGGTTACTTGACCATCGCAAGTAGTTGCAGAAGTTTTAAATGAATCATAGTTAGTTTGAAAAGCTGAATTTGGTAAACCTTTTCCATATCTAGTATTTCTTAAATAATCTAAAAGTATTAAAGATGAGTTTGTAGAATAAGCCCAAGTAGAAGCTGTATCTTCTCTATGAGAACCTGAACCACCTTTAGTTGAATCTAGTCTTGGGTCGTAAATCTTTTTGCCTTTTAATGTAACTCTAACTTCTGGTATTCCACTAAAAGCATCTTGATTCCACTTAAACCTTAAAGCCAAATAAGCAAGACCAGATAATTTATGATTAGATGTCCAATTAGCTTGTTCTTGAAGTAATGAAGATGCAGATTGATTATCTAGACCATAAAATCCTTGTACTGATATTAGACTTGTACTCTCTTTATAAAAGTTAGTATCTGTGCTATCTACTGTTCTTACTGTTCCATCAGTTAATGCACCACTCCAAACAACTTTTTTATCATCAACATAAATCTCAGTTATTTCTTGAATCCCAGAACCACCACCTTCGGAAAGAACTCCAGCAATATAAAGATATTCATTATCAGTACCAGAACTCTCAACGTAAACTCTTGTAAGTCCAACTTGTCTTTGTCCATAAACAATAGGTATTGGATTGTTATTAGAATCTTTATTAACTAATATTCCTTTATTCTCATCTGTTGAACCAAATCTTGGCTTCTTAGGTGTTGGGGCTAAAATATAACTGATAGCAGTAACTATGATAGTAGTTATGATTGCAGTAATAGTAGCTGGTTCTGCTTTGTATAAAGATATAACTTCTTGGCTTATTGGATTATTAAATAAAGTATTAACTAGATCAAATACTAAAGCTGATACTAAAATTGTACTTGCAAATATTTTTTTCATGCGTGTATATGGAATTGACGTTTAAATTTTTGTGATCTTCTATAAATGTTTAAATCATCATCTGCTCTAATCCATTTAACAGACTGATTAACTTCTAATTTAGGTTTAAAATATTCTTTAACCCATTTCATTATTTGTAATGTATGACTCTTAGCAATAACTCCTATAACCCAAATATTTTTACCACAGTTCCATTCATTAGCTTTTAACTTGCCAGTAAGTTTATATCTGTGTTCTACTATGTCATTTAAAAATGCCCAATTAGTATAACCAATATCTTCTTTTCCAATTCTATGTATTTGGTATTGATCTAAGTTTAGAGATGGTGCTATCATTGTAACTAATTGCTCGTAGGTAAATTTATCATATTTAGGAAACTGTCTGTATAGATGAACTATTCTATATAAGTCAGTCATTAAGCTACTCCCCATTTAATCTTCTGTGCTGTTTGACTTGCAAACTCCATTCCTTTGTCATTAGGGAAATATAATTTTTGTGCGTTGTCGGCAGTTCTTCTTCCTGAAATCTTTTCAAAATCTGCCCAATGAGAAGCTATAATAATATTGATTGATGATGTAGTTGCATTTTCTTCTAATGCAAAGTTAGCTATTCTTCCGTCAAATAATAAAAATGGGTCTGCTATTAATGCCTGAGAATCATTTAAAAAACCTCTATAAACTTTTGCTTGTTTATTCATGTAATCATTGTTTAATAAAAGACTGATGATTGTTGTATCTGCACCTGAGAATTTTAATGTAAGATTATTAACTGATACATCAGCAGTTTCTTGGACTTCTGAACTTCCTAAGAATAAAGATGAAGCTGTGTAAGTGTTTCCATCATAACTTAAATTTTTATAATGATCTGTGTAATATGTTCCAGTACTAATACCTAAGTAAACAAGTTCTACTGGATTGAGTTTATTAGTTGCTATTTCTGCTATAACTCCAGCACTTAATGATCTTGTCATTACAGTACCTCTATAAGATCAACTTCGTATTGGAAATAATTTTCTGTGCTAATATTAAATTCTTGAATATCTCCAGTAAGTCCAACTGTAAAATCTACAT